CGCCAGTCAGCCAGCCGCCCTGTGAATTGAGATAGGTCTGCGAGATCACCGAGCCCGACAAACCATCGACCGTGATGACTTGCCGCCAGTAATACGAGTCCACGATTTCATCGACCCAGAACTGCACGAGCCGGAGCACCGTGTGGTTCGGGTTGTCCATCACGTCGAGGATCTGGAACGTCTCGGTGCCGCGCGTCAGGATGTTGCGGATCGGATCGTAGATCAGATCGGTGTTCGGCGTGTAGCCGCCGACAGCCGCAGGAGGCATACCGACGTTCGTTCCGTAGTCGTGACCGGCTGGCGCGAACCACCAGACGCCGTTCGAGCAGACCACCATCGGCGTGCCCCAACGAATGCGCGTTCTGGTCTTGGCGCAGAGCTCCCACGAGATCGTTTGATACTGATACTGGGAGATCGACAGTTCGGAATCCTTGCCGAGCACCTCGATGCGCACCACTTGGTCGTACACAGGCAGAACGAAGTTGGCCTGATTGATCACCGCCGGGTCCATCGGGTTCAACAGCCCAAACTGCGCCTCGCGTTCGGCGGCGTTCGGGAAGCGAATACCCTCCTCGCACTTAGCGAGGTAATCCACGTTCTGCAGATCGGACTCGTCCGTGGTTAGGAAGTGATCGGCGCCCCACATCGAATAGGTGTCAGGCAGGCCAACCTTTTCCTTCACGCGCGCGACGTCGGTTGCGATCTTCAGCACGAACTTCATGCCAGCGGTGCCGTTCAAGCGCACAGCCAGCGCGGCCATGTCGGTCGCCAGTGTGTCGAGCCGTGACGCAGTCTGCGCACGCCATGCATCCATCTCGTTCAAGCGGTCATCGAGATCAGCAAGGTTCGGCGCCCGGTTCTCGTTCACCATCTGGATCGAGATGATGCCGGTGCTGTCGAGCAAGATCCAAGCAACCGCCAGCGTGTTCGATGCCACGCTCGGATGCTGCGGGTCCGGACCTTCGGCGCCGATCACGGTGCTGATGTTGGCCCAGCGACGGCTTTCGGTGGAGACCACACGCGCGACGGTGGCACGCGTCACCGGATCAGTCAGGAAGGTTCTCGGCTCGGTGTCGGTCTCGATCTCTTGGCCCCAGACCACCACGCCGACATATCGACGCGTCACCACCGGGAGCACGCCGAGCAAGTCGAGAGAGGCGCCGCCCTCGCTGTCGTTATAGAACACCAAGCCGTTATGGTAGAGCCGCCCGTTGCCCACGGTGACCACCGCTGGCGCCGTCTGCACCGTGGTGAAGCCCGTGTACGCCATGCTCGGGATCAAGGTATCCACAACGACATGGTCGAAAGATGCACGCGGGAAGAGGCCGAAGTTATTGAAGTCTTCGACAGTCACCTTCTGCCAGTCTTGGATGTTTACCTTGCGTTCCATTTTGCTGCCTCTCCTAGAGTAGGTTGAAGACCTGTTGGTCGATAGTTGTCTCGTTGTACGCGCGTTCGCGAAGCTCGATCAGGCGCGTCGGGTCGAATGCCGTTCGCACGCGGTCGCGCAGCGCTTGTGAAGTGACGACAGCACGGCATGCGCGATCGAAGTCGCTCATGTCGATGGTGCTGGCGAAGTAGTTATCGTCTACGGTGATGCCTTCATCGGCGAACCACGACCACCAATCGTCATCGGCATTGAGCTTGATCATGAGATCGGCGGTGTAGGCAGGCCACGACACGTAATCGACGCCGACGAAAGAGACGCCGCCCGTGATCGTGCCGACAATCGCCGGGTCATAGAGGAAGACGCGATCCGCCAGCATGCGCGCCGCGTCGTAGCCAGCATCGGCGTAGTAGACGATAGGCACCGGCTGCGTCGGTATCGGCGGCGGCTGCGTCGGCAAACCTGACGGCGGATACGCGATCGGATGCTCCGGATGCGGATCGGGAATTATAATCGGATGCTCCGGATGCGGCAGATCGCTCGGGTTGACAATGTTGCGGCTGTCGCTCCAGTCACCGACGAAATAGAAACTGTTGCCCCAGCCGATGTCGCTCTCGCGCTCGTAGCGCACGTCGATCGGCTCCATGCCGGGCAGCACCGTGTCGAGATGCAGTTGGCTCTGTTCGTGGCTGTAGCTGCCATCGATGCGCACCGTGATCAGTTTTGGCTTCACTGTCTCGGCGCAAACGAACTGCTCGTCGTTGACGAAATCCTCGGTGCCCATGTAGGCGGGACCAGCGAGCCCGGGGATCGCGATCCGCTCGAAGTCCACCGAGGTGACGCCGTTGATCTCTTTCGTGAAGGTGTAGATCTGCAGCGGAATGTCTTGACCGCGCACTCGCAGATACGCCTTGCGCCCGTGCAGTGCCTCGCCGTCATCGAGCCCGACGAAATCATTCACGCCGCCATCGCGCACGTACATGACATCGACGCCGTCCCAGCCGATGCCTTCGTAGAAGGTGATCCGCACCTCGGGCAGAAGATGTATCCACGCGTCGTAGGCTTCCTTCGACATCGACGGTGAGGCAAAGAAACACTGCGGTGGTCGCAGCGCTTGCTGGATGGTGTAGCCGGGAGGTCCAACGAAATCGCGCCCGGAATAGTTGAGCGCCATCTCGATGCCGTCTTGGGTGCCGCGCAGCGACTTGTATTCGAACTGACGCGCGACCCATTCGCGCTGCGTGCTCTCGCTCCAGCCGTCCTCCCACAGCATGACGCCCATTGCGTATCCAAGATACGGGAGGTTGTTCACGCTGATCGCGTACGGGTCCCATTGATCGTGAATGATCTCGGCGTAGGTGCCGATCAGCCGTTCGCCATCGACGTCGGCCATCGCCTTTTCGAGGCCTGACGCCGCACGATAGAGCAACTTCGCACCGGGATATTGGATGATCCCTTCGGTGACGATGTCGCTGCTCATAGGGCACGTCCAGCATTGCGCACGGTGACTTGCGTGACCTTGATGACCCAATCCATCGCCACAAACACGTCGTCTTCAGGCAAGAGGATATCGACGTGATGCACGCCGGTCAGACGACACGCGGCATGGATCGCGGTGTGGGTGTGATCGTGGCCTAACCAGTACTGATCGTTGACCAGCGTCGCGAGGTTGTTGACGATCTGCTTCATCGTCGTGTCGGCGTTGGCGCCGGGATAGAACCAGATGTCGAGCTTGTACTCGATCTCGCGGATCTTCGGTGGATTGACCGAGATCACGTCGGTGAGCCCCTGCCGTGACAGCGATTGAATGTACGCGCGGATCGTCACCAACTCCTGATCGGTCGGCTTCGGATCGGCGGGCGGCTCTTTCAGACACGTGATCAGAATTGTCGGGTAGTAGTCATGTTGAACACTGCGGATCGCGGTGACATCGCGCAGGCTCGGCATCGCGGTTAGCGCCCAGAATTCGTACGCCTCCGCCGTGCCGTGCGGGCTCAGCGTGTTCGGCGAGAGCCAGATCCGGCGCCGGTAGCGATCGTCGCTTTCGTTCGGCAGGCGAGGCACGCCGCCGGGATAGCGCGATGCAATGGCGTCGAGATCGGTGCCGATCGCATAGGCCAGCGTGACCGAGCGCGCCGCCTGATTGACGCGGTCGCGCAACATCAACTCGAAATACGAGCAGGCCTCTTGGTTGATCTTGATCGGATCGAACTCAAGGTTCTCGACGTCATACTGCGCCGCCGTTGGCGGATCGTAATATGCCCACAGTTGCTTCAGCCGCCCCATCCGCTCGGAGAGGATCGCCTCGACGTCGATCTTCTCCAGCACGATCATCGGCTGCAGATTCGCAGGCAGGATGACCGAGATGCGATCGGTCAGCCGGTCAGCCAGCGCCTGCCCTGCCTGCGAGATGTTGCCGAAACTGGTGTCGCTCATAGTGCGCTCCCGGGCGGGATGTTAGGTGTGGTGCCGATGCCGCCGGGAGGTGCGCCAGCGATGTAACCCGCTTGGCGTTCCCAGATGTTATAGCCGCGCGAGACCAGACCAACTGCGCGCCTGACTTGCGGGTCGTTGTTGCCGAGGTGGCCGCGTGGTCGGTAGACGCCTTCCATCGCCGTGGTGAGCTTGCCAGTGCGGAGCTCCTCCGGCGACGTCAGCATTGAGCCATCACCACGCACGCCCGTGCGCACGCGCTGAATGCGGTAGTTCGGTTCGTGCAGATCGAGCGCGGTGGCGATCGCCCAATAAAATCTGCAGATCGTCGTCTCGGTCGCGTTCTCGCCGATCAGATGCGGCACGTAGCAACCGACCCAGCGCCGCAGCACGCGCTCGTGATACTTCGTGGAGAAGATCAGGAGCATCGATTGGATGACGTGATCCCACCCGGTGAGAACCTTCCCGGTATATCGATCCATACCGATGCGCACGGGATTGAGGACGATGCGGCCAAATCTGAGATCCGGCCACATGTCGAGCGTTGGATCGTAGACGTAATCCCCCGCCATCGATCAGGCCTTCGAAGTCGTCGCTGCCGCGCTCTTCGTCTCGGCCTTCTGTTCGGCTTTCGGCTTGCCGTTCTTGCCCTTCGATGCGGCCTTGCGGCGAAGGCTGCGCGTGAGTTTTGCGGGCTGGCCAGCCATCCCCGGATGACCGGACTGGATCTTGCGATCGTATCGCGGGATGCGCCCGGGTCGGGCGTCGTTGTCTTCGCTGCGCCCGCGCGTGATCTGCCCGAGCAACTTCTTGTGCGCTGCGCTGATTTCCCCGACCGGCTTCTCGCCGACGATGCCCTGATCGATCCAATATTGAACTTGCTGCGTCACCGCGAGCACGTGGTTGGTATCGTCCTTCGGATTGCCCTTGTCGTCCCTGTCCTGCAGCACGCGCAGGCCGCCGAAGGTGTCGGAGACATTGGGATCGTAGAGATAAAACTTCTGCAGAATGCGGGGAGTTCTAACCATTGCTGCCATGTTGGCCTCTCCTGTTGAGATTTACGCGTCGTCGTTCTTGATAGGGTCTTTGCCGAGAATCGGCGGCTGCGAGAAAATGATCTTACCCTTGGCGACCACCACCCAGTCACTCCCCATTCGGATCTTCGCGCCATCTTTGTGCGAGGCGACGCGCGAATCTTTTCCGACGCGGAAGGTGTGGCCGCCATCTTTGTTCATCCGAGCTTTCATCACAGCTTTATCGCCGCCGACGTGCCCTTTTTTCTGTTGCTTCTGTCCGCCGCCGCCACCACCGCTGCCGCTTTGCCCGCCGGATTGCTGGCCTTCCTGCTTCTTGTCGTCATCGGGCTGCAGCCAGTGATCGTGACCGTCCTTGGTGGTCTTGCCGCGCAGATCGTCTAGCTGATAGCTCTCCTCGTCCTGCCCCGAGCCGTCGGCATGCTCGGGCGTCTTGAAATCCTTGTTGGGTGCGTAGGGCATGAGCATCCCCTGAGAGATGTCACCGCCGGGCGAGAAGATGGAAAGGTTCTGTCCCTTCTTGTAAAACCGCTGCTCTCTGGCGCCGCCCCTCATGTTGTTCGTGTTGAGCCACGGAGAGAGGATGTCTTTTCCGTCCTTGTCCTTGCCGAGGCTCATGCGGAGCTTGGTGCCCTTGACCTCATGCACGGTGCCCTTCTGCGTCTGTTGCGACATCTGTCGCCGCAGATCCGCGATCTGTCCAAGCAAGCGCTGGTAGTCGTCGGCCATGCGCGCCTCACTTCAATTCGATTTGGATCTTCGTCGTCATCTTCTTCAGGATCTCCTGCGCCATCTGGCGCAGCGTGACGTCGCGGTTCTGTCGCTGGCCTGATCGTTGCGACGGGCTGGTGCCGCTCGTGGTGGACATCGTCACCGGCAGGCGCTTGCCCTTCGGTGCGTACGGCATGATCACGCATCGGCAGTGCGGATGCTTCGGGATGTGCTCGCGCGCGGCCTCGATCGGCATCGGGCCTGCAGCGGCGAGCTCTTCACAGTCTTGGCAAACAAGGTCGTCATCCTGATTGACGATGATCACCAGCGTCTTGGGGCGTTGGGTGCCGAAGTCGCGGCTCTCGCGGCGCCCCTCCAGCGTGGTCGGGTCGTCTTCCAGAAGCCGGTTGTTGACGACGATATCGTATTTCAAATCGTTCTTGGTCGCGCGCTTCACCCGCATCAGGCCGCGCACTTGCTCGACAGCGAGCCCGGTTTCCTTGGAGATGTCCCGGGCGAGAATGGAAACCAGACCGTCACCGACTTCATTGAGACCGACCGAGATGATTGGCTTCGTCGCCTTCTCCGCCCTGTCCAGCTTCCGCGAATATTCTTCAACGGCGCTGGTGTCGATCTTGATCTTCATTCGACCTCGC